TTTTGATAAATTTGGTACAAAGCGCTTTGAGTATAGTCAGACTAGGATTAATTATGATACTATACCTTTGGATAAATCAGCGGGCATAGATTTTGTGACCAATACTTCTAGGGCTATTGGGGATGATGTTTATGTTATCACCTCAGTAGGTACTAAGGGGCCTCAATTGGATCGCGTCAAACAGCAGATACAGCGTGCTTTTGAAGACCTTTCTTTGACAGATAGTCCGTTGCCTAATTATTACACTCGTGTGGCTATTAAGCAGGAGTGTTATAATGAGGCAGGATCTAATTATCAAGATTTGTTGAAGTTTCATAAGAAGATTAGGTTATTGTGGGTGGATAATACTTTAGGTCATGTTACTCATAGGATAATAGGGGAGATGAGGCAAAAAATAGAACGTGGTACTAGGAATAGGCCCTCAGCCATTTATATAGGCCGTTCTATGTGGGGAGGTGGTGCTCATCGTTTAGCCATCTCCATGAAGTATGATAGTCCTGATCATGAGTGGGGTCATGCTGATTTTCGAGGTTTGGATACTACCATTAAGGCTTTTTTTCTTGGGCTGATGGTTACAGAGATACATAGGTATGTTGATATTGAATGTACACCAATTGATTCTTATCTCTTTTTATGTTATCTTCTTAAGTATTGTGGTATCAATTTGGCTTGTAAAATTTGTTCTTATTTTGGTGATGTTTGGCGTTCTGTTGTAGGCGTTATGCCGTCTGGTAGTTTTATTACTTCTCATGGTGATTCATGGATGGTGTTGCTTGGCTGGTGTCTTTTTATTTCTAGGGTTATAGCTACACATTCTTTGGGAGATGAAATTAGATTAGCAGTTGAGAGTGGTGATTACCCGCTTTGTATTACGGGTGATGATCATGTTATAGGCTATTTGAAGAAGTGGAAGCATATTGTTAGCCATAAGCTTTGGGTTGATTTTATGGTGGATTTTTTGGGTTTTGAGTTCCGTGATGTTGAAGTTAGCACTTCTTTTTTGTCCCGTGTTGATTTTGAATCAGGTGAAGCCTATGAGCGTCAGGTTGTTTTTTTGAAGAGGATTTTTATTGATGTTTCAGGTCTTGATTTGGGTGTGCCTAATATTATCCATTTTCGGGAATCTCATAACGCTTATTTTAAAATGGTTTATGGTCCCCTTCAGTCTCGTTGTATGTATGATCTTTTGACATCTTCTATTGCTTTTGCCTATGAAAGCTCTGGTGTTAATTATGATCTTTATGACTTTGCTAGGTTTCTCTTTACTCGTGCCTCTATCCAGATGTCTAAGCAGGATGAGAATTGG